AAGCAGCCATAGTTGTAGGGTCACGCTCAACAACTTCATTGATAGTTACTTGCTTAGCTTGATTATCCTCACCAAGATAGCGAATGATTCTCTCTTCGTTATAAACAAATGGAACCATCTTAACCATAAGCTTTGAAGCTTCAGTATCGAACTGCATCATGTTATCCATGTATTGACCTTGAGCAGTTTGGGCTTGAGTAATCCTACGGCTGAATCCAGTTGCAGTTTCATTAGCTGATTCTTGGGCTCCACCCATTGCAGGGTTAATCGCAGATACCATTTCCAAATCATTAGAAGCGACATTACTCATTTCCAACATACCTTGGTTTCCACCTTGGTCTGCCATTACTCGAATATCAGCATTAACATCTTTGTCCTCAGAAATCTCAACCACCCCACCAGTCCTAGACTTCTCAGCCATTGCAGTTTCAGGGTCAGCGAATGTTCCTTCTGTTACGAAAAGAGTTTTATCATTGGCAAATCTTGCAGAATGAATATACTCTGTGCGACCTACATTGTGCATACGCTGTTGGCTTATAAGAAACTCCACCCATCCTCTAGGGGAATTATCAATCATAGCCGGAACAAACAATGAACAAGGGAAGCACTTCTCTTGGAACCAATGCTCACGATTTTCAAGAACCATACCATCAAGAGTTGTAGTTGTTACCCAAAGAACCTTAACCCTACGCTTAACCTTAACGTATTCAGGGTTAGCAGCTTCCCAATCGGACTTAGCTTTCTTACTCCAGTTGTCAGGGAGTATTTCAGGCTCTTGAGAGTGGGCAGCTACATAAACATCACGATTCATTAGTATGAAGTGGTTACGTTCAATCACAGTTGTTAGATCTGAGAACTGAGTAGGCGAACCAGTGTTGGCTTGTTGCATTAATTCAGAACGATTAGCAGAAGTATGGGTTTGGTCATCTTCGAGCAAGTCTTCACCACGCACAAAGTTGTTGATATAGTCTTCTCTTGCAGGGTAGCCGTTGATTAGCTGGTCACGATCCATGATTCTTGTACGGATGATTTCATTACAATCGGATAAGTCTAGCTTCGTGAAGTTTGGCGAAGGTAATACAGAGTTCCAAGCCTCAGCAGTAGCAATCAAGTCCTTATCTGATTCATCTGTGTAGTCATAGTCGAACCAAAGGAAAGAAGGCATACCTGTTATCATACCATCTTGGAATATCTTGGAACGCTCTTGGTCAAGGTTGTTTTGTTGGCGTATCGAACGCAACAATATGTTCATTACCTCAGCAGGTGCAGAATCTTCCCCACCTTGGCCCACAACTACACCATCACGCCTAGAACTTCTCTGATAACCGGAAAGAATGTTGAGCTTCGGTAGGATTACAGGAACTTCAATGGCAATCTTATCCAATTCCTTCATCTCTTTCTTCTCATCGGCTGTAAAGGACGTACCGGTTAGAGCTTCAAAGCACTCAATCCCTTTATCTAGGTGAGGCTGCCAGTATCTAGCAAAGCTTTCGTGGATTCCGTTATTCTTGGTGGCAATCCTACGCTCATCCTCGTCCGAAATCTTATCCAAGTCCGTGAATTGGGATTCATCTAGGGGAGCATACTGCTTATCCATCTTATTATACTTAGTTTCTACCACGCTTACTCCTTAACACGCTGCTAAGCGCACTATTTTTAGTTCGTTTCTTCCAAGGTTTCATACTCACCCCAAAGTAACGCAAAGTATCTGCGAAATCCTTGTAGGTTTGGTCCACCTTAGAGGTTGTGCTAGAGCCATGCCCCTTAGACTTCCATCCATACTTTCTAACAGCGTTAACACTATTGCGACAATCCTCAAAAAAGAACATTTGAGGCTGATTGAAATCGTCAATAGGTCTATTGTTATCAAAATATAACAATGATTGAATTTCTTTATGCCCAAAATCCAAGTCATCATTAACCTTAGTCTTAAAATTAAACCCTTTTGAATTATAAACCTCACAAATAGTTTGATCTTTATGCCTAGTTCCGGAATTTCCTTTATTAGGGTCCATGAATTCATAATCAATCTTACCATACTTAGCATCAATCTTCTTTATCTCAGTAGCAAAGTGGTCATAAGTATGCTTCGTATCATTAATCTTGTGATACTCACCATGCCCATCGGCTGAAACTTGAGGATATTCATCGACACAATAAGCTCGGTTTAATGGGTCAACTGCCCACCACTGAACTGCTGGAGGTCGCTTATCATGAGGGTCAAGTATTCTATAAATACGCCAGTCTTTAGGAATATCGAACCTTGGAATCTTATGGGCTTCATCACTATACACTTTATAAATCCTTCCTGATAAATGTTTGAACTTACCTGTTATTCGAGCATCTGCTTCTTCAGGATCTTGAATCATCCACTCTCGAATCATTAAATCGATTTTTTCCTTCCGTAAAATACCATTCGTACCGGGAATATCTTTGCAATTATCCCAAATACTAGCATAAACTACAACAGTATTTTCACCATCATCGGCCTCTACTACTTGGTCATACA